ATGTCTGATCTTCAACGATTGAATCAAATGTCAAGTGGGTTGAATTCTAAACCAATACCTCCCACAGATTGGGTTGCTAATCCAAAGCCGACAACTAAAAATAATATATTAGCTAAGAATCAAAAGATTGCAACTTTGACTGATACTCAAAGGGACGAAGTGAAAAGATACATCATAACGATGCTGGGAGCTCCTGTAGTCAAGGTTGAATTGAATGATGAGCAGCTTGAGAATGTTATCAAGATGGCTACAGACACTTTCATAAGATACTTGGGTCGCGAAAGATATTCTTATACTGTTGCTCAAGCATACCAGACTGAGTACGAATGGCCTGATGATGCGCTCGTTATCTATCAAGTTTACTTCAGGCCTGCTACACTATCAGCACTCGGTAACATATCGCAAAACCTTTTCTCAGACTTTTATCTTCTTGCTACAGATCTAGCTGTTGACATCTATGAAAGCCCAACAACCTATTGGTGCTACCTCGCATCTAGGGAGATGCTCGAAAAGACTTATGGCGTATGGGGTAGCTGGGAGAACATAGACTACAGAAGGTTTAGAATATACCCTTCGCCTATGAAAAACCAGATTATAGGTGTACATTATAAAGCTAATGACTTCGATCTATCAGAAGATAAGTACAATTTGTTCAGAAAGCTTTGTTTGGCGTATGCAAAAACAATACTTGGAAGGATACGTAGCAAATATGCTTCGATCCCAGGTAGCAACAACAACCTGCTTACATTAGATGGAGCAGCACTGTTATCCGAAGGATCAATTGAAGAGAAAGAAGTTATCAAAGACATAATACTTCAAACTCCATTACGATTCGAGGTGTTCTAATGGCAGAATTTCAACCGAACCCAGATCAATGCTTAAGCAATCAGCCAAAAGCAGATAATCCATTTAGATTAGCTGAAGATCAAGAAGCGATTGCTCTTGCTAAACAGTTACAGCAAGAGCTGAACGAGATTTCTAGTCTTCCTGTAACGGTTTATTTGCTATTAGATACTACTATAGATAATTTATATGGTGAAGCTAAGAATCCCAGATATGGTAGTCCTATTTATGGAGTAGTGGGACATTACAGTCCTATGAGTCTAAAGTTTGAGTTGAACAAATGGGGATTGGACACAGATACGGATCTTGTAATATACTTTACGAAAGATGAAGTTATAAATAAATGCGGCAGAATATTGCAGCAGGGTGATCTTATATATGATACAAAGCTTCAAAGATTATTTGAAGTCACAGAACAGAATGATGACACTAACTTCAATTTTGAATTCATTAATCAATATGTATTTTGTAAACGTAGACTTGGCGATGTGCCTCTGTTGGGCGGAGATCAATATGAACAACCTAAAGAGGGCCAAGACATTGCAACAACAGAAGAATTAGACGATAGAAGAAAAGACAATTTCTTCTCTTATTAAGAGGACACTTATGGACATAAACGTAAAGATAGATAAATTGTTTGAAGATGAACGAGTTGAAGACAGCAACTTGCCTGTTTATTCTGCTGTATTAGCAATAGACGGCAACGCCATAGTGTCTGTAAGTGCTGGCTCTCCTGAAGAGGCTAAGGATAAGATCGAGCGGCTAAAACAATCTTTGAGATGGCATGTAGTACGAGGAAAGCAAATACTTAATAGTCCTGTAAGGTCTACTGAAAGGTAAACATGAAAGATCTAAAGATGACTGATACTGATTCTCTCTCTAAAATAAAATCAGAATTAGTTGGATTTCAGAAAGAGATGTTTAAAGAGTTCAAGATAATTGGCGAACAAATTGTCAATGATGAGTTTGAATATATAAAGAATACTCTGCAAGACAAGCACGGAAAGAAGTATTCTGTAATAATGAACAAGACAGATGATGGCTGGATAATATTTCCAGATAATGCAGATCAAGCAATACTGCAGGAGTTTGGACTTAATTTTCCAATATGGAGACAGCTTTATAGCTCGTATAAGAAGAATGAAAAATAATCTACTCAGTAAAGCTTTGGGAATAATGGAAGGAGCATTTGGCTCTTTCAGTTATGGGTTGCCGTCAGATAAGAAGCAGATGATTATCGACTTCTATTTGCTTGCCAACATGCGACCTGATGCTGATAACGAAGACATCAATCTATCAATTAAAGAATCTAAAGATGCTCTATACACAGCTCTTCAAAAGGAATTGATGGATGCTGTATTCTTTTCTGTTGCATGTGAATTCAGGCATGTATGGGATAATACGTACAACACAAAGCAAGAGATAGCCGAATGGTTTGAAAAGAAAGGATACGGAGATTTCTTGAGGAAGTATCTCGGATCTTTCGGAGCTTGGAAAACATACGGTCTAAAACCAGATACAACAGGAGTAAATGTTCCTCATTTTGAGAGAGAAAAAGGAAGTGATTCGTCTAGAGCTAGACATATGTCATATAGGTCTGCAAAAGTAGCTGCTGGCGGGAATGATGCAAGATTTATGCAGATAGCTAAAGATGCTATGAATGAATTGAAATGGCAATCTTATTTCGGTGGCAAGAATTGGGGAAACATATGCAATGGATGGCTAAGACTTAATACAGCTAGAACACATCAAGAGCTTGAACTATGGATTGATCACGTATATGATTTACAACACAATACAGGAACTGTGTTCAACAAGATCAAAGAATACATGAGAGGTGAAGAAAAATACGACTGGATAAAGAAAGTTCTTGATTGGAAAGCTAACATTGTTGATCCTGCAGCATTGATGGATGAGGCTAGCCCTGAAATTAAGAGGCTTTACAATGCTTATAACGCTTCATATCAAACAGCAAAATATACTGGATCTGGCGGATCAGCGCCAGCTTATGATGAAGGTCCGGGGTCTGGAACTACAGTTTATAAAGGATTTGAAAAAAGAGGCGCTATGTCTGGAGAAGAGTATGATGAATTTAAGAATACTCTGAAGAAGGGCAAGGGCAAGTATTGGAAGCTTTCAATATATGATTTGATGAAGAAGAATGACTACAAAGAGATCAAGTGGGAGAAGCCTGAAGAGATAAAAGTAGGGCAAGTAGTTAAGGTAGGTGCAGGCCCTGATCAAATATCTGTAGTAAGACACGTAGGTAAGCTTCCAAGTGGTATGGGGCAATCTAGCAATATATGGATAGATAAGAAGCTATATGACAAGAAAGGGAACAAGATTTCTGTAGAATATCCATCGCTTGCTGCAATGTCTCTTGTTCACAAAGAAGACATCACGGGAGTTGCTACATATATTGAAGATATTGACTCTCCTAAGAAGAAGCCTGAAGAGAAAAGCACGTCAGATACAGGCCAGTTTAGTGAGGGAGACGAGATAGAAGTTGTAAGCGGAAACTATGGTTTGACCAAGCCTGGATCTCTGGGTGTTATACAAAAAATATATTCAGACAATGGGAAAGCAGATATAATGTTCAGCAAATTAACTGGTGCGTCGTCTAGCACTAAAGTTCCTGCTAGCTACAATATATCTCTATCGCATGTGCAGAAGAAATCTGATTCAAAGACACCTGAGCTAGATAAGATAGTTTTGAAAAAGAAAACCGAACAATATAACGTAGGTGATGTAGTTTTCAATATAAATAAAAAGGCATACATCAAGAATCCCAAATCAAATTATGCTAATTATAAAAAGATGGCTAAGATATTGAAAGCTACAAACTATCAGACAGGAAAAGCCGAAGACAAAGGAATTAAATACGGAGACGAGGTTACTGTATTAGCAAGTTCTCCTGCAGAGAAAAATCCAGCTTATAAAGTATATCTTGTTCAGGATACAAAAGGAAACCAGCATCTTTTTGGAGCTAGCGGGATAAAGTGGAAGATGTTCGGGTATGATGAGAATTATGATAAGTCAATCAGTTTAGGTGTACCTAAACTGTCATACATATTAGAAAGGGCATCTGCAATTATGGAAACGCCCTGGGTGCAAGTATCTGACAATAAAGTTATTGATCTAGAATTTGAAAAGCTTAGGTCTTTACAGGGAATAATGGGCAAAATAAAAGAAGAACTAGAGAAACTTACTGATGATGAACAAAAAGATTTTATAGATAAGCTATTCTCTGATTATTGGACTATGATGAATCATTACGGTATTCACAAAGATGAAGTACAAGCCTTGGTGGCTAAACCACACCCAGCTGAGGAATATTATAACTATGAGCAAGATTGATTATAAGAAATATCTTGTAGACTATCAAGGAGACGGATATGGCGGTACTAAAAAGTATCGTGTATATGACGAGTCTTTTAGAGGGTATTCTGAAGCAATAAAACTTTGGTTGCAAGATATAACAGTTCCTCGTAATGATAAGGAAGTCCAGGTTGAGATTATTTATGGCTATCCTGAGCTAGCAACTGCACTCAGAGCAACTCCTTCTCAGCAAGTAAAGCCAGAAGTCAACAGAGAATTGGGTGAAAGACTTATTGATCTTAGGGAAGATAGGACTAGAATTCCTATAATATCTTTCTATATAACTAATTACACTTACGATCAGGCAAGAGAGCTTCCGGGCGAGATATTCTATAAGGGACAATATACAGACGACTCAAAGAAGAATGTGTATATGCTTAACAAAGAAGTTCCTTTTATACTTCAATATACAATGACTGCCTGGACGAAATACAAATCAGATATGGCTTATATTAGACAGCAGCTTCTGTCTAGGTTCAATCCGAACGTAGTTTTTCTTGTTGATAATCAAGAAATTCCGTGTAGGCTTGATAGCATTGTAGACACAAGCACAATGGAATCTAAAGATGGGAATTATCAGTTAATACGTAATGATATGATAATGTCTCTTGATGCTTGGATGAAAAGAGATCCGGTTTCAGTAAGAACAGTTCATCGCGAGAGAACTGTGTTCTATGAAAAATCATTATTGGGAGACAATCCTACTGAAATATTGAATCAGATGGATAAGAAGTCTTCGCAATAACTAAATAATAAAGGAGATAATAAAAATGGCTAAAGTAAAGATCGTAAATAACAGTTTGCAGGTTATCAATCTGTTGGTGAAGGAAGGCGTGACTAACAAGAACGTGCAGTTGCTTCCTAAAGCAAGTTTTATAGTTGACAAAGACCTTCTAACTGATCAGGTTAAAAGACTTAGAGATTTGAATGTAATTTCTGTTTTGCCTTATACAGAAATGATAGAAATATAATATAAGAGGGAAAGGAAAATGGCTGAATTTCAAGGAGCTGGGAGAGAAGTTCTAATAGCAGTGGCTCAGAATGAAGTTGATGATGCTGCAATGAGAGCATTTATAGCTGGATTCAGCGGATTCAGTTTCCTTAGCGGTTATTCTGGATATAGCGGATCATCAGGCTATTCTGGAGATAGCGGAATTTCGGGTTATAGCGGCTACTCAAGTTTTTCTGGCTATTCAGGCTACTCAAGTTTCTCTGGGTATTCGGGTTATTCAAGTTTGTCTGGCTACTCAGGTATCTCTGGCTACTCAGGAGATAGTGGCATAAGCGGCTATTCAGGCTATTCGGGTTATAGCGGCGATTCTGGTATTTCAGGCTACAGTGGAGATTCAGGAATATCTGGTTATTCTGGAGATTCGGGAATCAGTGGCTATTCGGGAGATTCAGGAATTAGCGGCTATTCAGGTTTCTCTGGCTACAGTGGAGATTCAGGAATTTCAGGATATAGCGGATATTCAAGTTTCTCTGGCTACTCTGGAGATTCAGGTATCTCTGGCTATTCAGGATTCAGCGGTTATTCTAGTTCTGGTTATAGCGGCTACTCTGGCTACTCTGGAGATAGCGGTATTTCTGGCTATTCAGGATTTTCGGGCTACAGCGGAGATTCAGGAATTAGTGGCTATTCTGGCTACAGCGGAATTAGTGGTTATTCGGGATATAGTAGCTTTAGCGGCTACTCAGGTTTTTCTGGCTACTCTGGCTACTCAAGTTTCTCTGGCTATAGCGGAATCAGCGGTTTTTCATCAGATTCAGGTTGGAGCGGTATTTCTGGTTACTCTGGAATCAGCGGCTACTCTGGAATTTCTGGAATAAGCGGCTATAGTGGACTAGTTGGATACACCGGAACATCAGGTTATAGTGGTATTGGTACATCTGGATATAGTGGTTACTCTGGCATATCTGGTTTTTCTGGCACAAGCGGAATAAGCGGAGCAAGCGGAAAGAGCGGATACAGCGGCGCATCTGGCTACTCTGGATATAGCGGATATATAGGAGTTACAGGATCTCAGGGATTTAGCGGATGGTCTGGCAAAAGTGGCTACTCAGGATTGTCTGGGACTTCGGGATACTCTGGCATCAGTGGATATAGCGGAGTAGGATTGACTGGTTTTTCTGGTGCAAGCGGAAGAAGCGGATATTCAGGATGGTCAGGCCCAGTTGGTGGATTAGGAGTATCTGGATATTCAGGAAGAAGCGGCTATTCTGGCATATCAGGATTTGTAGGACAATCTGGTTATTCTGGAGATTCAGGAATTAGTGGTTACTCTGGAGATTCTGGTCCTAGAGGCATCAGTGGATATTCAGGAGAGATAGGAGCATCAGGCTATAGTGGAATCGGATTATCTGGCTATTCGGGCATATCAGGATATAGCGGAATCGGATTATCAGGCTATTCTGGAAGTTCTGGTTATATTGGTACAAGCGGATATTCTGGAGATAGCGGACTTAGTGGATATAGCGGACAAAATCCAGGAGCATCTGGCTATAGCGGTATTTCTGGCTACTCAGGTTACAGCGGAATTAGCGGATATTCAGGAACTTCTGGCTACTCAGGTTACAGCGGCTATTCAGGAATTGGAACTTCTGGTTATTCAGGAGTAAGTGGATATAGAGGAGTTCAGGGCTTCTCTGGAGAGAGCGGATATAGTGGAGTTTCTGGTTATAGCGGATTAAGCGGATATTCAGGAGTAGGAGTTTCTGGCTACAGTGGATATTCTGGTGATATAGGCGCTTCTGGCTATTCTGGCATAAGTGGATATAGCGGACTTAGAGGACTCAGCGGATATAGCGGACTTCCGATAAGCTGGATGAGTCAGTGGATAACATCAACTTCTTATGTTATTAATGATGTTGTTGCTAATTTGTTTAACACATATATTTGTATTTTTGCACATATATCAAGCGCAATCACAGAACCTGGAGTTGGCGGTAGTTGGGCAATTTATTGGGAGCTTATGGTTCCTAGAGGAACGCCTGGCTCTTCAGGTTATTCGGGACAATCGGGATACAGCGGTGCTAATCCGGGAGCTTCAGGTTATAGCGGATACTCAGGCGCAAATCCGGGAGCATCTGGCTATAGCGGATATTCAGGAGCAAATCCGGGAGCTTCAGGCTACAGCGGAATGTCTGGCTATTCAGGAGCAAATCCGGGAGCATCTGGCTACAGCGGATTCTCTGGTTATTCAGCAGGAGGCACGGGCTTCGGAGGATCTTTCCAGGGCACAACCGGCTGGCTTTATTTTGTTAATGGATTTATTGTAGGAATGAGTTAATATAGCTTCACTTACAACGCATAGGTAATTCCTCAGATAGCTGCAATTAAAATAATTGGCTATGAAAATTGTGATAAAAATGAACGAATAAATATAACGGAGGAATTTATAATGGGAGTTTATTTAAGTCCAGGTGTTTACACTATGGAAATCGATGTCAGCAATTACCCAAGTGCTGTTTCTTCAGCTATTTGCGGAATGGTTGGCACGGCAGTAAAGGGACCGGTTAATTTACCGATCTTCATCACAAATCCACAACAATACATCGACACTTTTGGAGAGCCGACACCTAGCTCTTATTTGGGTTACGCATCACTTGCTTTTCTAGAGAAAGGCAACCAGCTTTATGTTGCAAGAGTTGGAGCACAAGCAGGATCAGACGCTCTAGCAAAAGCATCAAAAGATATAGTTACAGGAGCTGCTTCTGGAGTTCAGGCTGCTACTATAGGACTGTATTCTCTAACAACTGATAGCTTTGACATCATAGTAAATGGTGGAGCTAAACAGACTATTTATTATACTGTCTCAGGCGGATCAGCAACTGATCTAGCTGCTATAATAAATCAACAAGCTTCTGGTTTCAATGCTTCTGATGTAGGCGGAGCTCTTAAGCTTACTTCGAATGCTCTCGGCACAACATCTACTCTAGAAGTTCTTAGAATAGATAATGTTCCGTTCTCATTCCCAGGCATAGCTGAAGCTTCAATACTAGGAACAATCACTGAAACTTATAACATCACAGCATCAAACAAATATTTAAAGATAAAGATCAATGGCGGAGTAGAAGTTACTGTTGCTGTTAATATAGGATCTGGCTTGACTGCAGCTGCAGTAGCTAGTGACATTAACTCTGCATTAGCTCCATACGGAGCAGGTGCACAGGCAACAGCATCAGCTGTAGAGATTTATTCAACAGAATCTGGATCTGGCACATCAATAGAGATTCAGTCTGTGACAAACTCTGCATATTCAACTCTTGGTTTCTCTGTTGGATCTACTTCGGGAACATCAACAATTCCTGCAGGGACTGACAGCGTAACTAATGTAATAGATGTCAGTGCTCTCACAGAAGGAAGCTGGGGCAACGATGTATATGTTTCTATTTCTAACAGAGCAGACGGCACATTCGATCTATCTATATATTACAACGCAATTCAAGTAGAGAGATTCGGCACATTGAAACGTGGAACAGCAAATGTAGCTGATGATTTCTATGTTGAAAAACAAATCAACGGCATATCAAAATATATTACTGTAGCAGACTATGCTTCCGAAACAGGCAATCCTCATGATATAGTACCGAATGCAACAGCCGGACTATTGAGTGGCGGAGCTGATGGTATTGTTGGTATTTCTGATGCAGATTATATTGGCGTTGCTTGGAACCCATCAACTGATAAACCTACAGGATTGCAAATATTCAACAATGCAGAAGATATTAATGTTAACATACTCGCAGTTCCAGGAGTATCTTCTACATCAGTAATAGCTGCAATGCTAACAATATGTGAAGGAAGAGCTGATTGTATGGCGATTGTAGATCCTCCGTTCGGTCTAACACCTCAACAGGTTACTGACTGGCACAACGGCAAGGGATCTGGCAATACTACAGCATTCAACTCTAGTTATGGAGCACTATATTATGACTGGCTATTAATATATGATGCTTATAACAAACAAGAACTCTACGTTCCGCCTTCAGGATATATAGCAGGCGTCTTTGCTCTAAATGATTTTGTGAGCGAACCTTGGTATGCTCCTGCTGGTCTAAACAGAGGAAGAATTCTCTCAGCAATCGGTCTGAGATATTCACCTAATCTAGGCGAAAGAAACTTACTATATGGAGATGGCAATGCAATCAATCCTATAGTTAATTTCGTTCAAGATGGCATTACTGTTTGGGGACAGAGAACACTACAACGCAAATCATCTGCTCTTGATAGAGTAAATGTACGCAGACTAATGTTATATCTCAGGAAAGTAGCTGCTAATTTCAGCAGATACTTTGTATTTGAACCTAATGATCCTGCTACTTGGAGAAGGGTAAGATACACATTTGATTCTCTATTATCAGACGTTCAGTCAAGACGTGGTATTAGAGATTACAAGGTTATCTGTGACGAGACGATCAACACTCCAGAAAGAGTAGATAGGAACGAACTTTGGGTGAGGATACTTGTAAGACCCACAAAGGCTGCAGAATTCATAGTTGTTGAATTCGTAATCATGCCTCAGGGTGCTTCACTTGAAACAGAATCAATAGTCTAGACAAACGACATTAAAGGGGCCATCTAAAAAGTGGCCCCTTTTTTATGCGAAATGCCAGTATAGAAGTTTACAGACTATATGTATAGCTTGATCTGAGTGAGGGTTTAGAATACCTTTATCACTGCACTTTGTATAATCTGTTATCCAGTGAACTACAGTTTCCCATACACCGAACCCGATATTGCCCGTAATAAGAAACACCAAGCCGCCATTTATCAACGAGTGTGCTGTTAGCCAATAAGGCCAGCACGGCACAAACTTTTGTCCCTTAGGGATGTATTCAGGTTTGAAATGTCTGTTCTTGCCTTTAGCCATAGCTTCTGGTTGCCACGCCATATCAGCTAAAGCATGTCCCACTAGCAACATGAAGAGAAGTTCAAATCTCGGTATCATTAGCACATTCGCTATTGGGAAGAACGTCGGTATTTGGAACATCTTTATCCTCTTTCTGCACTACTTCTGCTTTGGGAAGAGCACGATGAGCTCTAATAGCATTAATACGTTTAGCAACTGTATTATATAGCTTTATTAGCTCATTCTCATCTGTTTCTGAGTTTACTTTGAAATATGTATCTATAGGTATCATAATTTTAGGCGGGGGCTGCTTTATCGTGCGTCAATTAATATTCGCATTTTTCTGCTACCACCGACTTGGCCTTGTCAGCAATAGTCATATCACGAACCCCCATGTAATAGGAAGGGAGTAATAAGCTGAATCTAAATACCGAGTGCTAACCAGTCAATTAGTTTGCCCGCCAGAGTGTAAGGGCGTTATTTAAAGCGTTTCGTGGTGCACCACTTTTTCGAGTAACGCTTGTCTGCAGCTTCCTAACCTCTATTACACTCCCATTAGCACCGGCTAGAATATTACTCCCTAAAGCTGTACTTTCTCTATTTCAGCTATTAAAGCATTCTTGTCGGTTTCAAGGATCTTCATCACATCAAAGATCTTTTCAGACCAACCGGCAATAGCAAATACGTTCTTTTCAGGAAACATAATTGTTCCGTAGTCATTCAGGTTGAATGAATATACATAAGGATCTGCTTTGTAGTTTGTCTTGTATTTAGCAAATGTTTTTGTAGGTGCTCCTGGGTGCATCCAGGTAGAATCAGTCATCCAGCCCTGCATATCAGAAAGAATGATTATCCTGTCGTAATTTTTTTTGATAGTTTCGAATATAGAGTGGAAGTTAGTTCCGCCACCACACTCCTGTGACTTTTCAGCAACTTTATCTGCAAGTGTAATGACACTATCGGAAGTATCGATTGTGAAATACTTTGCTTCATCAGCAAAAGCTATGAAGTCTGCATCTTCGTTAACTTTCAACAATACAGCTGAGAAAAGCGATCCGATGTCACGAGGTTTCCCATCCATAGAGCCAGAGCCGTCAAGAACTATAAGAGTCTTTCCTGTAAACTTAGGAACGTTCTTTAAAGCTATATCAGCTGCTTTGTTTATAGCTCTAAGTACTTTCTTTGCGCCATCAACACCAATATTCTCTATTTCTTTATAAGCAACATGGTATCTAAAGGGAAGTACAAGGCTATTCTTTATAAGCTTCTCATCTGTAAGCATTTCACAAGCTTGATCAACTATGTTAGGAGATTGCTCTAATATATTTCTTAGATTCCTTAATAGAGCAAAATATCCTATCTTCTTTTCGGTAATTAGTTTTGTCCAAACATCTGACTTCAGCTGAACTTTTTCTTCTTCAGTTTTTGCTTTCTGGCCTGCCTGAGTAAGCTCAGTTTCCCATGTGTCTTTAGACTTTAATTTCTTATTGACAAGATCTCCTATAGCAAACCCATTCTTTTCAGTTGGCTTTGGGTGGATCAGATTAACTAGGTCTACTAAAGACACTTCTTTGCCTTCTCCACGGTATTTTGCCAGTTCATAGCTATTGAACTTGCCGAATGCTCTGCCCAGGCCCTTCTTTAAGGAGTTAGGCAAAGGTTTCTTGTAGTTCTTTAAGTAATATGACACGATCTCTGTCATATCGTCAGGTCTGTATACAACATCACAGAAGAATTTCTTAGTCCACTCTTCTCCCTTTACAAGACGTGCAAGTTCTGCAGCTGTAAAGTGAGTTACAGATCTCATTCCGAATTTAGTGCGAGCATAGATGGCAGCTTTTGCGAGGAACTTTTTATCAGAGATGTCTGTCATAAGCGTCAACAAGCGTCTCATAGTCTCATTTGAAGATTCATAGAACTTATCATTCAAAAACGACGTAAGAAGAGTGCTTACAAATTCTAACTTAGCAGATTCTTTGTATGCTACTCCGCCTTCTGCATTGACAGTCTCTGTAGATTTTGTTGCTGAAGATGTTCCCTTTGGATTGAACTTTGCCATCGTATCCTCCTTGTGGTTAAGATGGGAGAAAATTGATCAGAGTGTTTTCTTAGCATGAAGTAACTCTAATCTCACTACCCAATTTAATAAAACGTGAAGAAAATTGATTTGAGTGTTTTCGTCCATTGAAGTAACTCAAATCTCACTATCACAATAAATAAATGGAGAGAAAAGTGTTAAGGGGGTGTATATTTCTTTAAGTTAAGTCGAATATACAAACTGACTCTTGAATCTAGCTATATTCTGCTAGATCGGGATATGGTCTTTCGACCGTACCATCAATAGCACCTTACGGTGCTGCTTGTATGAAGTATCCCTTAACTCACTGCTCCAATTTTTCAAAGAGTGGGAGAAAGATTGCCAGGGTAATTTAGGTCGGCTTGAGGGCCGATCTTTTCTTATGTAGAAGTAACCCTAACATCACTGCCCTATAGATGATATATAGTGATTCATCTAATTTTTTTTTCGATTCTGTAAAATAATTGGGTTGACTGACGGGATTCGAACCCGTTTCCCGTGGGCCACAGCCACGTGTCTTGCCATCCGACCCCAGCCAACATAATACCACGGATCGTGCTATTTGTAAACTAAAATGGTAGCCGAGGAAGGAGTCGAACCTTCAAAAATCTGTTTCTAAGACAGATATCTATGCCAATTCGATTACCCGGCCGTAGCGGTGAAGGGATTCGGACCCGTACTTTGCGGCTTTTAAGACCGCTGCCTCTGCCAGTTGGGCTACACCGCCAAAAATGGTGCGTGAAGTAGGATTCGGACCTACAAAACAGAAGGTTTGAGCTTCTGATGTCTGCCAATTGCAATCATTCACGCTGGCACCCCTGATAGGATTTGAACCTATGACTCCAAGTTTAGAAAACTTGTACTCTAGTCCAGCTGAGTTACAGGGGCAAACAAATGGTCTGCCTAACAGGATTTGAACCTGTGTCCTACAGTTTAGGAAACTGTCATGCGTCCAATTACACCATAGGCAGTGGTGCAGACAGCAGGGCTCGAACCTGCGACCTGCCCATTATGAGTGGGCTGCTCTTCGCTACTGAGCTATGTCTGCAAAAATGGACTCTCCGGAGAGATTCGGACTCTCAATCTACTGGTCCGTAGCCAGTCGTTGATCCAGTTCAACTACGGAGAGTGGTCCACGAGGCTGGAATCGGACCAACTTATGCCGCCTTATCAAGACGGTGCTCACCCGGAGAGCTTCTCGTGGTTATGCCTTTTCAATCTGATCTTTATTATACTTCTCGACCAGTTCTAAAATGTTTTTCACAAATTCAATATCTTCTACTTTTGGATCTTGTATAGTAGTTGCAATATATTCATGAATACCATTGCTTCTTTTTTCAATTACAACTCTCATAACTACTCCTTTTTATAAAATGGTAGGCGATAAAAGAATTGCACTCTTATCTTCTGGGTGTAGACCAGATGTCCTTCTGTTGGACGAATCGCCCTGGCTCCGAGGGCAGGAGTCGAACCTACATGCCTTACGGCGGCTGGTTAACAGCCAGCTGGGTTACCAATTACCCAACCTCGGAATGGTGCCGGAAGAGGGTGTCGAGCCTCATCTTTGGCTCTTCAGACCAACGCTCTTACCAGTTGAGCTATCCCGGCATCTAAATGGAGCAGGTGGAGAGAATCGGACTCTCATATTGAGGTTGGAAACCTCACATTCTGCCATTGAATTACACCTGCTGGAGCCGGAGGAAGGAATTAAACCCTCATCTGAAGTTTACAAAACTACCGTTCTATCGTTGAACTACACCGGCATAACAAAGAGCAAATTTGGAGCCCGGTGAGGGTACTGGCCCCTCTCCTCGACATTGGCAATGTCGCATACTACCTTTATACGAACCAGGCTGGTGGACCGTACCAGAATCGCACTGGTATCTGCTGATTGCAAGTCAGCCATCCTACTATTGAACGAACAGCCCTAAACTGTGGTGGTGGATGATGGACTCGCACCATCGAACCCCTTTCGGAGACCTGGTTTACAGCCAGGCGGAATTGCTACTATCCCAACCCACCATAACACGTCTAATGAACTATAACATAGACGATGTTACTATAAATACTTTTCCCATAGATCGTGTATTTCACCGATCTTGATACGTATGATCTCCTTGAAACCGTGTGGCTTTCTTGGAGTTCTGATCAAATGCATATCAGCTTCTTGTGGAGTTCTGTTGTCCTTTACTCTATTGCAACCGCCGCAAGCTGATACTGTGTTCTCCCATATTGATTCGCCACCTCTTGATTCTGGTATCACGTGATCAATAGTTATCTTTTCTTTTCTAGTCTTTTCACCGCAGTACTGACAAATGAAATTATCTCTACGATGTATGTTATTCTTAGTATATGAAACGTAAGTGATACGTTCATAGACGACCTTTACATATTTCTTTAGACGTATAACTGCTGGAACTTTCATCTCCATGCTGGGAGAATGGATTACTTGATCATATTCTTCTTCAACGATAGCCCTGCCTGTTACAGCAGCACATACAGCTGACTTCCAATCAGTTACACCAAGAAATTCATAACTTGCATTCAATACTAGTACCCGCATACATGTTTCTCCTTTATGGCTGAGAAGTAAGGACTTGAACCTCAACCTATTGCTCCAGAGGCAATTGTGCTACCATTACACCACTTCTCAATGGTCGGAGAGGTGAGATTCGGACTCACGTGGTCTCGGTCCCAAGCCGAGTGACTAGCCGCTAGCCTACTCTCCGTTTATTTCTATTCTAATTTGTATATTCGCAATATACACTTCTTACTCAAATTGGCTGACGGACCTGGGCTCGGACCAGGGATAACAGATTCAAAGTCTGTCGTGTTACCACTACACTATCCGTCAATAAAATGGTGGACCCGCATACTACTGCGCCAGCTGGACGCCCATAGTATTTATTTTATTCGGTGGTTTCAGCACCATCAGGCCCATGTAAATCTGGTGAACGAGGTGGGATTTGCACCCACATATCTCCTGGTTAAGAGCCAGGTGCTTTACATTTAGCTACTCGTCCCTGGTGCCTGTGGCGAGAATTGCACTCACAACCTACTGGTTAAAAGCCAGTTGCTCTGCTGTTTGAGCTACACAAGCAAAATCTGGAAGCCGTGATCGGTATTGCACCGATGTACACCGTTTTGCAGACGGTTACCTATCTACTCGGTCACACGGCCAAAAAATGGTAGCGGGTCCTGGAATTGCACCAGGGTCCTGACCTTATGAGAGTCATGACTTGCTACTTGTCCAACCCGCCCGTTTGGCAGGGGATAAAGGAGTTGAACCTTTACCTGAGGTTTTGGAGACCTCCGTGCTGCCTTAACACTTATCCCCTATTGGCGGAAGGTGGTAGAGTTGAACTACCAAGCCTGTTACAGCTCTAGTTTTCAAGACTAGTGAGCTCGCCCATGCTCAGACCTTCCGTGGCGGAGATGGCAGGATTTGAACCTACGGGGCTGTTACACCCAACGCCTTAGCAGAGCGCCGCTTTAAACCGCTCAGCCACATCTCCGTTTTAGTGAACTGTAAGCCGGATTCTGTATTTGGTAATCATCTATCTAAGCTCCCGACCCGATACTATTGATCGAGCAAATCAGTATCTGTTTGGGATTGCTCCATGCAGAGATTGGCCGTTTCACGTTACTCGTCTCTGTTCCTCTGATCCTCACTGCTGAAAGTGGGCAGGTTTATTGGACCTGCTGCACTGCTCTATGGAGTCCGGACTTTCCTCAAGAGATCTCTCTCCACGAGAGATTCTTGCGATTACCTGTTCACCAATTTGGCAGTCCATAGGGGAATTAAACCCCTGCTTTAAGCGTGACAAGCTTACGTGCTATCACTACACCAATGGACTATATCAAAGAACAATTATGGTAGGGCTAGGCGGTACTGACCCGCCGCTCTCAGGCTGAAAACCTGATGTGCTGCCTTTACACAATAGCCCCAATAAACACGAAAAAGACCGCCTTTTCACCTGCAGAATATCCGTTTTTTCTATCTGTTTCGGAGTTTCTGCTTAGCGAATTGATTCGGTCTTATTTATATACTGAGCAGCATCTCCTGTCACTGGACAGAGTGATACGGATAACGTCGGTTGTTTACCGGCGCTTTCCTTAAACCACATATGTCTCCCTAGTGACAAGAACATAACTACTCCTTATTTGTGCTACCTTAGATATATAGTAAATCGTTTATCTTGAGGATGTTATCTTACCATAATAAATAGGGCTTGTAAACATTTATTTTTTCTTTTAATCGTTTATTATTTCTTCCTTATTAACATCGATGACGAAGTGCCCGTTATCACTGTTGTCTCCATCACGCCGATCTTTGCCGAGGTAAAGGCTACTTTCAACAATCTCCATGCCTTTCGTGTAGTCTCTTATGAAATCTACCATGACAGTATTCGGTTCTAACCTAGCTATTGGATCCGATATCTTTGACTTCCTCTTTGCTATTTTTTCTTTGAGCCGCTTTAGATAGTTTAAAGCTTCTCTAGCAAATGATACACCTCCCCAGTGATGAAATAAAGCTACACTTTCTTCGCTACCATCTTTGAAGCTTATACTGGCTCTATCACCCATTTTTCCCTCCCTTTTTGTTTGCATTTAGAATTTTATCTTTCATGCTTACTGTTGTTACATCATCTTTATCTTCTCTTGTTCTTATGAATACTGGGAATCTTAAGCTACCATCTTTTGTTACTTCCTGACATTCTACTTCTATTATCTTACCTTTCATAGCTTCTCTGTTTTCCCAGAATTCTTTCCTTTGTTTATCCTTAAAACCTCCGCCTACTTTTACTTTTTTGCCTTCAAAGTCACATATGAAAGCACCTAATATACCTGAATATTTACCATCACCTATTTCAACATCAACGATCCTTACGTCATATGTTTCAACCGGCTTCCATTTCAGCCACGCCTTGCTTCTTCCGAAAGGATACATCGATCCGAGGTGCTTTAGAACTACACCTTCAAATCCTTCTTTCAATAATTTCTTATATATTTCTTTAGCTTCATCTATGGTCTTAAATTCATACCAAGGAGTTAACTTGATGTTGTCAAGATTGTGGCCGCCAAGCAATTCTTTAACATCAAAGAATTTCTTCATAGCTACTTTTCTTTCATCAAGCTTCTTTGTTATCTGAGTTCCAAATTCCTCCATAGAGATCATATCAAATATGTAATAGCACATTTTTGTGCTGTTTACTTTTGTTTGTGTATGCATTATGCTTGTCGAATCATTCCAGTCGGTGGCATACATCTCGCCATCGAACATTACATTGCTGAAATCATTCATTTTGCAAACATCTGCAAGTTGTTCTTTTATCAGTTCTGTATTGTAGATCGGCTTGTTATTTCTTGAAACGATGCTTACATTATAGTGATGGTCTACAAAAGCTATTGCTCGGCCGCCATCATATTTCGGTTCAGCAACCCATTGACCCGGAAGCATTCCTTCATCATACTTTTCGCAAAGGCCGATCTCAAAAACAGGTATCAGACCTTTGTAAATCTTATTGATTGTTGTTACTGCGGCTCCGCAATTCATATCCTTCTTGAACATTTTAACAAGCCACTTTCTGGCTACAGGATCTGAAGTTAAAAGTGTTTTCCGAAGCATGTCTTTTGCTGAATTTCCTACGTACGTTTTATCAAGCAACTTATCACGGAGAGCCAGAAGTTCTTTATAGGTAGGAACGTCCTTCCTATAATCCTGATAATCATCGAATTCCGAACAATTATAATTGTAAAACGGATTCAATGCTGTTGCGAAAGCGAACTTTAACTCTTCTGATTCTTCCTTTACTAAAATCTCTTCCTTTACATTCCGGCTAGAATTCTGTTCTAACCTTTCCAAAACCTCAATAACCCGTTTCATACCCCCTCCTTTGTTATAATATATTATACCACGGATTCTGAGATTTGTAAACTTTTATTAACCGCTCCAGGACATGTAATAATCGTCTTTATCTTTCTGACTCAATACATATTCAATCGTTTCTTTTACAACTTCGAGGGCTTCGATATACCACTTGAAGCTGTTTTTGCTTTCATATATAACATATATCGCAGGCGTCTTACCTATTATATTACGTGTCCCTTTTACGAAGCCGAGACATTTCCTTCCCTTTGGATAAAAGTCACCTTCTCTGCAAGAATATCCGCCGTCAAATGCATGCGGCTTTTCTTGTTGTTTTTGAAATACCTTTAGTGCTTCTTTTTCGTCTTTTGCATAGTCTGTAGTGTCGGGCGTAAATATATTTTGAGCTTCTACACAGAAGACATCGTAGTCTTTATTCTTTATCTTACCAAATGCATCAAGACATGCATCAACTCTTTTGAGAGCTTCTTCCCAGTCTGGTCTGAATTCATATTGTTCTTTTTGATAGTCAAAGATATAATATAGATCTCCTATATCAAGGCGTTCAAGCACTCGATTAATGCCTCCATCGTTATATGAAGATCTAAAATATCCTATCTTGAAAAGATGCTTGGGATGTTTCTTTGAGTTTTTCTCTATCTTCGCCCGAGTCGGTGCAGATCCATACTTGCCGAGCTTTAAGCTTTTTGATAGCTCGTCACACTTTTTGCTTGCTTCATCTCTTTCCTGTTTTGACATCGCTTCCCACTTCTTGTTTCCCCAGATTTTAGAACTGCCAGCTTCATACAGATCTTCAAGCTTTTTTGCTGCCTTAAGATCTTTGCACCTCTCTACATAAATATCTAAGCCCATCTTATCCTCCTTATTGTTGTCTACGACTTACTCTATCAAGTTCTCTTTCACGCTTTACACATTCCCAATGCTTCGGATTACTGCACTTTCTCATCGTGTGTCCTGCAGAATGCAGAGATGAACAACTGCATGATTGTGCAGCTTTCATTAGTAATTTGAAATTTGCTTCGTACGCTTTTGAAATTTCATCTTTTGTCATCCTTCGACCTCCTGTTGTATTATCTTGTGTTTGTCAATCATGTAAGCATTCTTTTGAACTATCTCTTCTGCCTTTTCTTTTGTTCTTGCAACACCTAGCGGGCCTGCTACTTTTAACAACCCGTTCCAGCCCATAACTACGAATACTGTCATGCTTCCTCCTCTCTAAAGATTTTATCTTGACATTTCTGACACATTCCAGAGATCATATATTCTTTTGCGCTTATGTGATCTCTGAAGTCTTCTTTGTTCACAGGTTCCTTACAGATGGGACAGAACCCGTGTTCAACAGCATCTATCTCTTCCTTAAAACCCGCTATCTTCAACATATTCTTCTTCTTGTTATCCATACGACCTCCGTTTGTTTTTTCAATTATACCACACGATACGCACTTTTGTAAACTTAAGAAGCTGAACATCACTAAATAATATTAAACAAGGTGTAGGGCTTATAGGCGCTATTTCAGGAGGAGATAATAATGGCTACTGAGAATTTAGGTTTTAAAGCTGGTTCGCAGTTTAGGGGCGGTTTCAAATTCGAACCTCTTCGTCAGTTTAGATGGGAACTTGATATATTTAATCTGGCAGGATTCGACAAAGTGAAATTAGCACTGCTAACTTGCGATCGTCCAAATTCAGCAAACGAACCTGTGACAGTTGAACACTTCAACGACAGATTCTATATCGCTGGAAAAACTACTTATGATCCGATAAACTTCACAGTTTATGACACAATTCCAGACACAGAGACTGGTATATACACATCACAACTGCTAGAACAGTGGAGAGATGTAGTGTTTAATCCAAGAACAAACTTGATGTTCCCAGCTGGTGGAGCTACAGGTTACAAGAGAGATTCTGTATTGACAATGTATGACGGCTTGGGAAATGAACAGATTTCTTGGTCGTTGATCGGTTGCTGGCCGTCAAGAATAAATTTCAATTCAGCTGCTCTTAACTACGGCGAAAATGGTCCCGCAATGATAGCTGTAGAAATGAAAATTGACAAAGCATTCTTAAATCAGAATGCTTAATAGGAGATAATAGATGGATAAAGGCGTAGAGATACAAATAGAGATAGAGAAGAACAAAGTAGATGATGCAAACTTTGAAGCTGCAATTGGTGTTGCTGCTCCAGAAATAGCAGCTTTAGTTGCTAAAGTTGATGCTTCAGGAGAGACATTAACACTTACTGGCGGACAGCCCTGCATACAATGGGGAAATAGAATTCTGTATGACAGTCTTGTTCATGCTTCTCTTAATTGGGAGACAAGGACATTGGGAGTTGGTGATTGGACAGCAAATGCTGGTTCTTTCAAGGGAGCTCATAAGTCAAGTGATGGCAGCAGCGGTGCAACAAACACTTATACTTTTGATGCTACAGTTCCTGGGAGTGTTACGGGCATAACTGTTAAAGATGGTCTTATTATTAGCGTAACAACGCTGTAATTAAAAAATAGCAAAGGAGAATAAAAATGAGTGAATTTGTATACGAGTCTGTATTATTGCCGTCGAAAGGCGCACTGTATCCTAAAGATTGGACTAAAGATGGAAAGATTTCTATCCGTCCAATGACGATTAAAGAAGAAAAGATTCTCAATACAGTAAGATTAGTTAAATCAGGTAAAGCTCTTGATATGATTTTTAGAGCTTGTATTGAGAAGCCCGAGATCAAAGTTGAGGAGCTTCTATCAGGCGATAGAAGCTTCTTGCTGTTCTATCTAAGATGTATTTCTTACGGAGCTGCATATGAGTACAGGATTAACTGTCCTTCTTGCAGTACTCAGTTTGAGAACGTTTACAATCTTAACGAGATGAAAGTAAAGTATCTTGGCGATAAGTTTAAAGAGCCAGTTGACTTTGTGCTTCCTATCTCTAAGAAAAGAATTGCATATAGACTTCTCAGAGGTGCTGATGAAGTAGCTATGATAGAAGAAAGAGAAAGAAAACTATCTAGCTTCAATGCAGATCAGATAGATGATTCTATCACGTTTAGATTATCACAAACAATAGAGCTATTAGAAAGTGTAACAGATAAGTTTGAAATAGCACGTCTCGTCGATAACATGTTAGCCGGTGATGCCGCCGCATTACGACAAAACATGATAGACACAGATTGTGGCGTAGATACATCTGTTAAACATATTTGCCCGAAGTGTGCTAATGAATTTCAGGCTGATATACCTCTCACCGTAGACTTTTTTCGTTTTACAGGCGGCAGAGGAACTGAATAAGATCTATAATGATCTATTAGAACAACAATTCATATTGCATTACTTCGGTAATTATAGTTGGTATGATATAGAGCTTATGCCTACTGACGAGAGGTTAAGTATTATAAAGAGACTGAATGCTCAAAAAGAAGAAGAAAAGAAGAACATGCCTCGCTTGTAATACTAAATACTAATATATGAATGAAGAGAGGTAATGTAAATGGCCATATATGAAAGGTTTAATGCTAGAGTTGATAATGATGTTAAATTAAGACGGAATTTCTTTAATGATGGGATTCTGTTTGATCCCTACACAATAGACAAAATAGAGATATGGAAGACTCGATATGATCTAGAATATGAAGCAGAAAATCCAGGATCTTTGTTGATGGACACTCTGTATGGTTCTAGGATGATATTGCTTGGTCTTAATAATAACGCGTATAATATTCTTGGCTTAGAAGCAGGTCAAGCTGTCCCAGATGTAATAACATTAACAGAATATGAAGAAGATTTTGTTAATACAGCGGATATAACATTCCCTCATAATTTAGGTGATTTGACTCCTATAGTGACTGTATATGATATTACTAGTACAACAATTATACCAGATAGTATTACAGCTATAGATGCAAACAATATAAGAGTTCAGTTCTCGTCAGCAACATCAGGGACTGTAGATATCGTAGGCGCAGTTCCTGTATCTCAAGCTGCTCCAGCGTCTCTAGTAAAGAAATAT